GGTAGAGTGGCTGATGGGGTGGCCGCTAGGGTGGACAGACTTAAAGCCATTGGAAATGGGCAAGTTCCATTGTGTGCCGCAACAGCATGGAGAATCTTAAGTGAGTCACGCTGACGCTATGAAACTACTAGACAAGGTGCGTGAAGGTATCCCATACCCTCTACACCTGATAAACAAAGCATTGGAATTAACTGGTGACTTACTCTCGCAAGACGATTGAAAACCCAAACGATAGGGTAATCCTTGAGCAAGCAGAAGCAAGGGAACTCTATCGTACTTGGGAAACAAACAAAGATAGAGACTTTGTGCGTGGTCGGCTTGAGCGAGCAGAACGAATCTATGGCTCTGGTGCTAGAGACAGGATTCGTACTTACATGAACAGAATTAAGGACGGGACACTTGAATGAGATACGCAGCTAGGGTAGATGCTAACCAAGAACAGATAGTTTCAGCTTTGCGAGGTGCTGGCGCATACGTTTGGATTATTGGCCTACCTGTTGATCTTTTGGTTGGCTACAAGAACCACACATTTCTCGTGGAGATCAAAACAGACTCTAGAAAGCGTTTAACCAAGCTACAAGCCGACTTTTTCGAGAATTGGTCTGGGAGTACCTTGGCAAGAATAGATAGCCCAGAAGCCGCATTACGAATGATTGGGGTAGTCAAGTGATTATCCAACTAACAAGCACAGAACAGGCGAAAACTAGTATTCGTCTTAATTGGGACAAGATCACTAAAGCCTTGGACTCTGGAAAACATCTTACGATGGAGATCAAGCTGGTCAGTAAAACTCGTGAGCAAGAAGAAAAATATCACGCCATGATTGGCGACATTGCCAAACAAGCACAGCACTTGGGTGCTAAGTGGTCTGCCGAGGATTGGAAAAGGTTACTGGTAGACCAATTCTTGCGTGAGACTGAAAACATACAGGGAAAGATTGTCCCTAACCTTGATGGCACAGGGATTGTCCAGTTAGGGCTTCAGACTCGTAAGTTCACCAAAGAGCAAGCAAGCGAATTTGTAGAGTGGCTCTACGCTTGGTCAGCAGAAAATGGAATTGATCTGTGATTAGGGAAAGTACCTAGTAAATAAATTGCACAGGTTTGTTTAGTTTGCTATACTTCACTCAGCCCAAGCAATTCGCAAGGGTACTTTTAAGGATTAAGAATGAAATACGAATTTGACACAACTGTTGGTGAAGGCTCTGTAATCGTTACTGTCGTCATGGAATACGAGCAAGACGAAGAAGGCACTTATAACGAGAACATTGAGGAGGTCTGGTTTGAGGGTCGCAATGTCATGGGCATCTTTACTGTTGAGCAATTTAAGGATATGGAGATCGAGGGTGCTATGCGTCTTGCCAAGCACATTTTAGACGAGGCAGATCACTCAGCTTCTGTTGACTACGACATGAGAGCAATCTAATGTTGCTTGGTTGCAAACCAAAAGAGCCTGATGCAAAGTGTAATAACTGCAAAAGGCTTTTTTTACCTAATGCAGTCAATGTCAAGAATTCAAAAGACAAGGCTTGCATTTATGTTCCTAAATCTTTACAGGTTAAATCGACATATCGTTAAAACATGTCGATAAAGTAGGAGAAAATAAACATGGACAAAGACGAAGCATTACGCCTTGCATTGGTGGCATTGGAAAAACTCTGGAACATCATTGACGACATAGACACTTATAGCGATATGGCAAAAGCGGATGAAAAGCTATATCGATCATTGGTTGAACGCAGACAGCGCCAGCGGTTTGAAGAAACTGGAATATCAACTGATGGCTATGAATTGCATGGGGGAGCCATCACCGCCATTAAAGCCGCACTAGAAGCGAAGGATGAGATTGACTGGAAGGACATGTACGAAAAGCAAAAACGCCGCAGTGAAATGTGGGTTGCTAAATACGAAAAAGACATTGGGCCACTTGAGAAAGCAGGGCCACAGCAAAAAGCGAAGGATGAGCCTGCGCTCAACTGCAACAGAGTTGAGTGCATGGGTTCAAAAGGTTGCATAGATTTATGTTGGAAAAAGAACACCACCCCACCACAGCGCACATGGGTAGGGCTGACAGATGATGAGCGCAGCAAAATTTGGGGAGAATTACCACAGACATTAAATGAAGAACGAGATGCCTGTATTTTTGCTGAGGCTATTGAATTGTATCTTAAGGAGCGCAACAAATGACTGACTGGACACCAGAAGAGGACGAGGCTTTCAACATGGTTGAGAGAAACAGTAATCTTGGAAAGCAAATATTGCGAGCCAACAAATCTAGTGGCATGGACTGTTGCACTTACGACTGTACCCAAGGTAGGAACTGTCCAGTACGCAACAAGACTTTAGATGAGGTAGCCCATGAGTTCAGCTTAATGAAGTCATTTGGTGATACTGCACAGAGTTTCGCTGCTTTTGTAAGGGGTATGAAAAAATGAGCAGCGTTCAAGCAATTACAGAAGATATTAAATTTGAAGCAAAAATTGCATCTTTTTATGAACTTAGTAATGAGGCGCAAAAAGATTTACTTGAAGCGTTATCAAAAGCAGTTTATGAAACAGGTAAAAAACATGATTTTTTAACATGGCGTGTTCAACTAATAACTGACAGTAAAAAATGAGTAAAGGCTCAAACCCTCGCCCTTTTCAAGTAAGCAATCAAGAATACGCAAACCGATGGGATGCCATTTTCGGAAAAGATAATGACTCGCAAGAAAACAAAAAGAAAGCATTGGAATCTGGTGGACAATGTGACCCATGCAATAGTGGGGGCATCGATAACCCAGAGGGACAAGCTGGACAAACTCAGACTCCTTGAGTACTCAGCACTAGACGCAATGACAAAAGGCTCTGGAACTATCTTAGATTGGCGAACCTTGGTAGATGTGTTAAACCTGTCTGAGATGATGGGAAAGAATGGAGTAGGCCCAGAAGTACTACCTATTTGCCAAACAGCACAGGATAGCCTCCATAAAGCCGCCTTGCGCTACCAAGAGACAAAGAAAATGGGATTGGATGGTCAAGGTATAAAAGCCATCAGAGAATTGATCGAGTATGCTGATTTACAACAAGGGAGTATCTCAAGATCAGAGTTTGAGAGATACATTCAGAAAACAAAAGACTACATAAAGTCAAATGGAGATAAAGTCGTTGAAATATCCTAAATTCCCATATTTCCGTAGCACTACCCATTTGAGGAATGTAGCCTCACTACCATGCCAATGGTGTGGAATGGATGATGGATGCCAAGCCGCACACTCAAACATGGCAGAGCATGGCAAGGGTAGAGGCATCAAGGCAAGTGACGAGTACACAGCCGCTTTATGCCAAACCTGCCATTACCAGTTAGATCAAGGCAGCAAATTGTCCAAACAAGAACGCCAAGATATGTGGACAGAAGCCCACAAACGGACGTACAATAAACTCAAGTCTTTAGGTCTATGGTCTAAAGATGTACCAATGCCTTACTGAGTTGCCAAGGTTTTAGAGGACTTGTATGTCCTCTTTTTTTGTGCGAAAATAGTACAAACTCCATGAGGACTGTTATGTCTGGTTTGCTTGAGCCATCGGTAAAGATTGAAATTGAGATACAAAGCCAAGAGAAAAATGGCGATGCTTGTCCTGTTGCTACAGGCGATGTAGAGATCAATCTTGAGAATCGTCAAAAAGCCATTGATAAGGCCAACTACGGCCCAATGAATCCTAACGAAGCCAACATGGATTACTGGCGTGAAATCTCTAAGACATGGAGAAACTCACCAGAACAAGCCAAAAAGTCTCGCTGTGGTAACTGTTCAGCCTTTATCCAAACACCAAAGATGCTTGCTTGCATTGAGTCAGGCTTGGAGATGAATGGCGAGGAGATGGATGCTTGGGAAGTGATTGACGCTGGTGACTTAGGTTACTGCGAAGTGTTTGATTTTAAGTGTGCTTCCAAGAGAACTTGTGAGGCATGGATTGCAGGTGGGCCAATAACCGAGGATGAATATGATGGGAACGACAAATCAGCAAGCTCTGGAGATGATGCAGAAGATGATGCAGAAGAAGACTAAACCCATGCCTGTGCGTGGTGAGCGTACTGCAAAGAACAAAGCAAAGAAGCCTAAGAAGTGATTAAACGAGGCTCAGAGCAGTTTTCTGGCTATAACAAGCCTAAGAAGACTCCTAACCATCCAACCAAGTCTCACGCTGTTTTGGCAAAGAGTGGGGAAGATGTGAAATTAATCCGTTTTGGACAGCAAGGCGTAAAAGGCTCTGCTGATGGCACGAAGCGTAACGAAGCGTTTAAAGCTCGTCATGCGGACAACATTTCCAAGGGTAAGATGAGTGCAGCCTTTTGGGCAAACAAGGTTAAGTGGTAAAAAAACAACAGGTGCAGTTATGAAGATGACAAAAGCTGGTCAGAAAAAAGTTGGCAAGGTCATGGGTGAGTACAAAGAAGGCACTCTGCACTCTGGCAAGGGTGGCAAGGTCGTCAAGAGCTGTGACCAAGCCCTCGCCATCGCTATGAGCGAAGCTGCTAAGAAAATGGGCAGAATGAAATAAATCCTTGGCTAGTGGTATAAACTAGCCTTTTAACTTCACCAACCCGAAAGGGAGTGATACAACATGACACAAAATCGTAAATTAGAATGGCGTTCAGTATCTTCATTGATTCCATACGCTAGGAACTCACGGACTCATTCTGATGAACAGATTGCCCAGATAGCGGCAAGCATTAAAGAGTTTGGGTGGACTAACCCAATTCTTGTTGATGGCGACAACGGCATCATTGCAGGTCATGGCAGACTTTCTGCTGCTCGTAAGCTAGGACATGAGGAAGTTCCAGTTATAGAGTTAAAAGACCTAACCGAAACCCAACGCAAGGCTTACATCATTGCTGACAACCGCCTAGCACTCAATGCAGGGTGGGACAATGAAATGCTAACCATCGAGTTAAATGACTTGTTGGCTGATGGGTTTGCTTTGGATATATTAGGGTTTGACCCTAAAGAACTAAACGCATTACTTGAGCCAGAGGTAGTGGAAGGGTTAACAGACGAGGATGCCGTTCCTGAGACATCAGACGAGCCAACTACAAAGTGTGGCGACATTTACCAATTAGGTAGCCATCGATTGATGTGTGGTGACTCAACCATGATCAACGATGTGGAAAAACTTGTTGATAACGCCAAAATTGATCTTTGTTATACAGACCCGCCTTATGGAATTAATGAAAAAGGCGATAGGACTGCCAGAAAAACTGGTTTGGCTAAAAATCACAATTTTAAAGATTTTCAAGACGATACTATTGATTACGCTGTTGAGGCTTATCAAATCGTTGAAGGTGTTTTACAAATACCAAGACAAGTTTGGTGGGGTGCGAACTATTATTGCCATGCCTTGCCACAATCTAACAATTGGTTTGTTTGGGATAAGCGTGTAGAAGCAAAAATGACCGATACACAGTCAGATTGTGAACTTGCTTGGGTCAAATCTAAATGGTCAAGCGTAAGAATTTTTAGACACCTTTGGAAAGGTTTTAACAAAGGTAGTGAAAGGAATCAACCAAGGGTTCATCCAACTCAAAAGCCTGTAGCTTTGGCTGAGTGGTCATTTGATTACTTTAAAGAAGTTAAAAGCGTGTTAGACCTTTTTGGTGGCAGTGGTTCAACCTTAATTGCTTGCGAAAAAACAAATAGGGCTTGCTACATCATGGAGTTTGAGCCTCATTACTGCGATGTGATCGTAAAGCGGTGGGAAGATTTCACAGGTAAAAAAGCCATGTTAGTGAACGCTAACTCAGAACTTTCGGAGATATAAAATGCAACAGGGCAAAAAATACACTCCTACTGATGAGAATAAGAAGCTAGTAAAGACTCTAGCGGCTGTTGGCATTACCTTTGAGGATATAGCTACTAAGCTAGAGATTAGTTCAGATACCCTAGTCAAGTACTATAAAAAAGAACTAGACGATGGTCGTATTGATGCCAATGCCAGTATTGGGCAGACATTGTTCCAACAGGCAAAGAACGGCAATACTGCTGCGGCTATCTTTTGGCTAAAGACTAGGGCTAGATGGAAAGAAACCCATGCTGTCGAGCATAGTGGCCCTGAAGGTTCTGAACTGGTCATTAAATGGCAGAGCTAATCATTCCCTACAAGCCAAGGGAACACCAACTAAAGGTGCATGAATTATTGGAAGGCAAACGCTTTGCAGTAGTAGTTGCCCACAGACGTTTTGGAAAAACTGTTGCTGCCCTCAATCATCTAATCCGTGAGGCGGTGCTAAACCAACAAGAGACACCTAGATACGCTTACATTGCTCCTACCTATGGACAAGCTAAAAGGGTGGCATGGGATTACTTAGTTAAGTACACACAACCTTTGGGTGGCACTAGCAACATCTCAGAACTAAGGGTGGACTTCTGGGGTAGACGTATCCAGTTATATGGCTCTGACAATCCTGATTCCCTGCGAGGTCAGTTTTTCGATGGGGTAATCATTGACGAGGTAGGCGATCAGAACCCTAAGATATGGACTGACATTGTTAGACCTGCCCTGACAGACCGAAAAGGATGGTGTCTCTTTATTGGTACACCAAAAGGCCATAACCACTTCAAAGAACTGCGAGACAGGGCTGAGAAAGAGGAAGGTTGGGGTTTGCTAGAGTTCAAAGCCTCTGAGACAGGGGTGGTGGATGACACAGAACTCAAGGCGGCTCGCAATGAGATGGGTGAGGATAAGTACCGCCAAGAGTTTGAATGTAGCTTTGACGCTGCCGTAGAGGGTTCTTACTATGGGCAAATCCTTAACGAGCTAGAAGATAAGAAGCATATGCAAGAGATTCCTCACGAGGAAATCAGCAGAACCTTTACAGCTTGGGATTTGGGTATGGGTGACTCTACGTCTATCTGGGTAGCCCAACTGGTAGGCACAGAGATCAGATTGATCGACTACTACGAGAATCATGGGGTGGGCTTAGACCACTACGTGAAGTGGATTAAGGATAACGACTACTCAAAAGCAGAACACATCTTGCCCCATGACGTTAGGGTTAGGGAGTTAGGCACGGGTAAGAGCCGACTAGAGATGCTTGAGGAAGCTGGACTAGAGATCAAAATCGCACCCAGAATGAGCCTAGACGATGGCATCCAAGCGGTAAGGCGTATCTTACCTAGATGTTGGTTTAACGTGCCAAAGGTACAAACAGGACTAAACTGCCTGAGAAACTACCGCAGAGATTACGATGAGAAGCGTAAGATTTTCTATGAGCGTCCTTTGCATGACTGGTCATCGCATGGGTCGGACTCATTCCGTTACTTAGCCCTTGGACTTGATGAAGGTCATAGCACTTGGGATAAGCCGATTAACAAAGCACCGAAATGGATTGTCTGATGTATGTAGAACGCCAAGGGACTAATTTAGCCCCAAAAGTAAAAGAACTTGAAAACCGCATTGAACTATTGGAAAATGTGGTAAAAGCATTACAATTGGATAAACCCAAGATGGGAAGGCCTCCAAAGGATAAATATGGCACAGAACGACTTGTTGTCGATAATTCAGGCAGAGATTGACGATTCAATTGGTTACATTGAAAGCGAGACAGTCGAGCAGCGTAAACAGGCACTAGAAGCCTACTTACGCTCCCCCTATGGAAACGAGGTCGAAGGCAAAAGCCAGATCGTTACTGGTGAGGTAGCCGAAGCCATTGATGGTGCTCTACCCTCTTTAGTTCGTATCTTTACAGGTTCAGACAATATTGTTGTTTTTGAGCCACAAGGCCCTCGTGATGAAGCCTCTGCCAAGCAAGCTACTGACTACTGTAACTGGGTATTCAACAGGGATAACGAAGGCGTAGCCATTCTTCACGATTGGTTCAAGGATGCTCTGCTTCAGAAAAATGGAGTGGTGAAAGCATACTGGTCTGACGAGGAAAACATCACCAAAGAGCGTTACTTTAACTTGTCTAACGATGAGTTGGCAATGCTTATGTCTGACGACACAATGGAGATTGTCGAGCAAGACACAGAAGAATTCCCTATCCTAGACCAAATGGGTAATCCTGCGCTAGACCAGATGGGTCAGCCAATGATTAACTCCATTCACAATGTTGTTGTGCAGCAAAAGAAGATGGTTGGTCGTGTTCGTATTGAGAACGTACCCCCAGAGGAGTTCTTGATTAGCAAGAAGGCTCGTACCATTGCTGATAGCCCATTCGTAGCCCACAGACAGATGCTGACCCGTAGTGACCTGATCGCTATGGGCTTTAACAAGAAGCAAGTTGAGGGTCTGCAAATGGGTGATGCCCTTGCATACACTCCTGAGCGTGTGGCTCGTTTCTCTGCTGGTGAGCAACCTTACCAAGTACAGACTGATGACCCATCCATGCAAGAGATTGAGGTCTTTGAGTGCTATGTCAAAACTGATGTAGATGGCAAAGGTATCGCCTCACTCGTTCAGGTGTTCTACGCCTCAAACGAGATTCTTCAGGATAAGCGTGGCAAGGACATGATCGAGGAAGTGGACTACGTTCCTTTCCATTCAATCTGCCCTATTCCAATTCCGCACAAGTTCTTTGGTAACTCACTTGCTGACAGAACTACAGACATTCAGCTAATCAAGACAACGATCACTCGTCAGATTTTGGACAACCTCTATCTGACAAACAATGCCCGAGTTGTCGCTGTTGAAGGACAAGTAAACCTTGACGACTTGCTTACATCTACTGCTGGTGGTGTTATTCGTGCTAAATCTCAAGGAGCTGTTACTCAGCTATCCGTCCAGAATGTAGCCACAGCCGCTTTCCCGATGCTTCAGTACTTGGACACAATGCAGTCCAAGCGTACAGGCGTATCTGATGCTTCTCAGGGCTTAGACCCATCTATCTTGCAGAATGTGACTGCTGCGGCTGTTGCTTCTATGCAACAAGCTGGCGCAGGTAAGATTGAATTGATGGCACGCATCTTTGCTGAGACAGGCGTTAAGTCTCTGTTCCAAGGCATCTTGCATTTGCTCTGCAAGTACCAAGATAAGCCTCGTTTGGTGCGTATGCGTGGCGAGTTCGTAGAGTTTGACCCTCGTACATGGGCTAACCAATACGATGTGTCAATCAATGTTGGTTTGGGTGCTGGCAACAGACAAGAGCAAATGGCTATGCTTCAGATGGTTCTTGCCAAACAAGAGCAACTGATTAACCAGTATGGCCCTGCTAATCCTTACGTTAGCCCTGCCCAGTATCGTTCTACCTTGGGTCGGATGGTTGAGTTGGCAGGATTCAAGGATTCTGGTGAGTTCTACAAAGCGATTACACCAGAGCAAGATCAACAACTGTCTAATCCTCCGCCTCCACAACAACCGCAGATGCCTCCAGAAGTTCAGGCAATGATGCAAAAGACTCAGGCTGAGATTCAGGCTAACCAACAAAAAGCCCAAGCTGATATGCAATTGCAACAACAGCAAATGCAGATTGATATGCAGATGGCTCAACAAAAGGCTGGTCTTGAGATGCAATTGCTCCGTGAGAAAGAAGCGGCTAAGTTGCAATTAGAGCGTGAGAAACAACAGGCTTACTTTGCTATGAAGCAACAAGAGTTTGAAGTTGAGGCTCAATTGAAAGCAATGAAGGTCGGTGCTGGTATCACTTCTAACGTAGAGATTAAGGGTTAATCATGTCAAACATTGATAATCTCATTAAGCAGATTCAATCGCAAGGCACTACCGACAAGTGGACAGGTGGCTATGGTGCTGATGCGGC